TTAAACTTCAATTGCTCGTCTAAACCAACCTAACCAAAATTTCTCTTGATTTGGTTTGTCTATAACTATGTTAGCAAATCGTAACACACGATATGCTCTTACTACATCTACACTTATTTTTTGTATAGCATTTATTGTAGCTGGTCCTATTCCACCATCTACACTAATTTTGTTTCTACTCTTAGAATTAGCAGCTTGTTGTAATACTTTAACAGCTCCACTTCTACCAAAATTTACACACATATCAAAGTATATATGTCTTAATTGTGGGGGAACTGAATCACACTTACCTCGTCTCCAATAATCTGTATGATATATTTTTTTAGCCTGTTCTTTTGTTAGATTTTTAATGTCCACATCAGGATACCATCTTTTAGCGATTCCATATTTGGTTTCACCACCAGCATCATCTGGATCATTTACATAACCACCTTCGTGATCTAAAACTATATCTATTATTTCTTCAAATGTTGTTTTCATCATAATCTCCATATATAAATATATATAAAATAAAAAAACCCTCAATATTTGTTTATTATTAAGGGTTTTGTTATATATTAGTTTAAGTATTTATTAGAATTTAAGTATTGCGTAATCATATCTTAATGTCAAAGTAATTTCAACAGGATCTGATGAAGCAAAATCCAAATCACCAAAATTAGCTGATTGAATATATGCACCTTTTAATTCCCATTCTTCAACAACATCACCAACAGGACCTAATAGATTAAATGTTACATTTTTCTTATAGAAATCTGAATATCCATCTCTACCAGTTACTGATTCGTGTGACAATCTAACCCATTCAATTACTTGTTGTGCAGCTGATGGAACAACTGGGTCATATAAAGTAATATCCAAAGGTTGCCATCTTGACTTACCTTTAACATATCTTGTTACATTCATATGTTCTAATACTACTTCTTCTGATTCTATCGCTGGACGATTCATAGTCTTAATTAAATAAGCATTGATACCATCGATTTGCATTATAAATCTGTTTTTGAGCTTTGGCTCAAAGGGGGTAAACATTATATCTTGTGGTTCTAATAATTCGGCCATTAAATTTCTCCTGTTAAATACTTAAACCTTTACTTTCATATATAAATATCTAAATTTATAAAAAAAAGGGATTTATATTTAAATAAATCCCTTTTCTTCAGTTATTTTAACTAACTATTATTCTGGAAAAGAAGCACCAGTTGGTTGTATTGTGAAATCCAATACAATAAACTCTGCTGTTCTTGTAGGTTGTAAGAATAATTGTCCGATTAATTGATTTCTATCAATTGAATCAGGTGTGTTATTCGTTTCATCCATCACTACTCTGAATGCACTTAAACCACTTTGTGATTGTACATTTTCTAAGAATGGATTAACAATTCCTAAGAATCTTCTTCGTGTTGCCGCTGTATTTTGTTCAAATACAAGGAATCTTGAAGAAGAAGCAATGAACTTCTTAACTCTGATTAATAGTCGTCTTACATTGATTCTATCTAAAGCACTTGCTTTTTTCTGTAATGTTTTTTGTCCAAAAACAGTCACCCCTTGTCCAGGGAATGTAGCAATTGGATTAACATTTGAATCATATAATGAATCTCTCTCACCTTGAGTTAGTTTTCTTTGAGCTTGAATAGCTGTTGTGATTCCACCACGATTCAATCCAGCAGGAGCGAACCAGGGGTGAGCAACTCTATCGTTGAATGCAAATATACCACCTAATACCACTGATGGTGGCACCCATCTTTGAGTTCCAGCTACTTGTGAATCAGGTACTTTAATCCAGGGATAATACATAGCTGCAAAGTTTGAATCAACTTCTTCAGCTTTTGTAGTTGCATCTCCTGGATTTTGTCCGTAAACAACTGGATCGATAATTGCAAAACAATCACCTCTATCTTCACAAACATCAATTGCTTTATTAGTAATAGCACTATGATTATCGTGTGTCAAACCAGGAAGTAATAATAAATTAATATCAAACTCATCTTGGTTTGCAAGTAAATCAAGAGCCTCTGCATAAGCAGCTCCACCAAGAGCATCAGCTATTGTAGATGGTGTAAACCCTTGTGTTTGAGCACCAATGTTTTCATAGAAATTGACAGGTTGTGTTGCTGTTCCACTAAATCCACCAACAGCGTTAAATCCACTAACTCCATCTAAACCTCCATCGAATCCACCATTAGATGAACCACTACCTGGATTAGGTAGAGATGCAGAAGCAGCATTTACTCTAATATTACCATTTTCATCAAGATAATCTATTGTTTGTTTAATACCTTCAACAGTTACAAATCTTGATTTATTTGGAAATGAACCAGTTAGTTCTAAGTATTTTGTACTTCCATCAGTTCTAACGGTTTGTCTTTGGTCACCAACTACTTTTCCAATAAATTGTGGTGAATTAGGGTCAAGATTTACACCTGTAAATGTTTCAAGTGTTTGTTTTCTTTTCACATTGTCATTACCAGCTCTAATTAAAAGTGTAAATGTTCCTTTTTTAGTATTTACATTTGTAACTTCATATCTGATATTGTGAACTGAACCACTTATTAATATATTATTTGTACTACTAACAGTTTGTACATTGTTCATTATTGTTCCATCAGCAATAGTTTTTAATGTAAATGAATTTTCACTTGAACCACCAGTATTTGAACCACCACTAAGTGAGGCAACTGTACTAAATGTTCCACTTGAACCAGTTTCAACAGTTATACTATTACCACCTATTCCAGCACTTGAAGCAGTAAATTGAAGTATGTTACCACTTTCTGCCACAGCTGTAACACCAATACTAGCAGCGTTTACTTCAGAAACTAAAGTATCTATAAAGCTAGATGAAGTAGAACCTGTAGCATGGAAGAATATAGGTGATGAATCTGCTGGTATTCCACCAACTGGATCAGTTGCTATGAATCTAAATTCAGTACCATCTACTGTAATTTGAGTTTCATCATCTTGTGTTGTTCCAAAATCTTCTACAATTTGAACTGAAGCAGTTGCAAACGCAGCTGCAGCTGTACTACCAGTTGTTCCAATCGTAGCTTCAGCTGGTCCAAATGTACCCGCCATAACTCTGACAACGGTTAATGTATCTGAATTTTTTAAATATTCTTCAGCTGCATGTGATGTAAGATATTGAAATGAGTTCGAACCACTTTTCACAACATCTCCAAATTTCGCTTGGAAATCAGAAAATGATGTAACAACGGTTGGGACTCCTGCAGGACCTTTGAGTGTTGGTCCAACAATAGCAGCTCCAATATCAGCCACAGCGGAAGGTAAAAACGTCTGGTCTATTTCATTTGTAAATACACCAGGACTTATAATTTTTTCGGCCATTGAATTTCTCCTAAGTTAACTTATTTTGAGGTAAATATACTATTTTGCGCATTAGTATTATTCATATATAAATATATGATTAAACTCTCAAACAATGATTTTTTTTCTATTATTCAGATTTATTTTTTGATTCAGTTTCAGTTGGTATAAACACACCTGTTTCAGGATTTAAAGTTCCTTGTCCATATTTTTCAGTTGTTGAATCTAAGAATTTTTTTTCTGTTTTTTGTAGATTTTTTAGATTTGTTTCTAATTCAATTTCTTTATCATCTAAGTTTATTTGAGCTAACTTTAGTTGTCCGAATTGATTTTGAATAGAAATGTAGTTGTTTTGAATTTCTTGAACTTGTTTAAGTTCTTCTTCATTAAATTTTACTTCTTTTGGCATTTATAACCTCCATTGTGATTTGTTATATAACTATATATAAATATATATAAAAATTTAAAACGAGTGATTTATTTTCCTACCTGTTTGTCTGTAGCATCACCTTCTTGTGAAAAGGTAACTCGTGATGTGGTTGTGAATTTTTTCATATTAGATACTTTATTGGTAATAACAGAATTTAAGTATTCTGGTAATAAATAAGCTTTTGTCGTAACACTAAATGTTGATTTGATAAATCTTTCACCATCTTGATTCATTTCTGATGCATCTGATACACTATCTATTGTACATAAAAATTTATTATTAGTTCCATCACCCCAATATGTATGTGATTGGTCTACAAAAGATTCTACTAGTGGATTCATTTGTTCAATAAAGTTTGTCCATAGTACAAATTCATAAGTAACATCAGTATAGTTTGGCATTCCAGTAACTACATTTTCATATACAGGTTGAACTCCTTGTTGAACTGAAAATCTATCGTATTGATTTTCTTTACTCCATCTTGAAGTTCTCACAACATCAACATGTTGTTTTCTAATAT